TGCACTTTTACCCCACTACACCCCTGGACTACTTTGAGGAGTTGACGGCGGAGAAACAGATCCTGCGCTTCCGCAACGGCTTCCCCGAGCGCCACTGGGTCAAGAAGCCCACGGTTCGCAACGAGGCTGTAGACGAGCTTGTTTACGCCTACGCCGCGCTACATCGCCTGTATCAGGTTTACGACAAGCGCACCATCTGGGATCAACTGGAACGCAAGTACGACACCCCAGGAAAGGAACATGTGCCAGAGAAGCGCCAAATAGCAGCTCCCAGGCGCAGTTTCGTCAATCAATGGTGAGGCTAGACTGCCCTTGGTAACAAAGCGCCCACCCAGGTGAAGATTCCAGCGCAGGTTACAAATGGCGACACGGTGAGGTGGATCGACCTAGCCACCGTGGACGTGTTTGGCGCGGCGCTGGACAGCTCCACCCACACCTTGGTGTACTACATCCGCGCCAATGCCAGTGATGCCGCCGAGACGGTGACCGGCACCACCAGCGGCCAGAACTGGTCCTTCTCCTGGACCGTCAACGAATCCACCCAGGGGACGTATTACTGGCAAGCAGTCGCCACCTCCCTGGCTGACTCCAGCAAAACCACCCTGGGGGCAGGAAGCCTAGAGGTGCTGGCCTCCCTGGCGTATAGCGGCACCGCTGCTGCCTACGACGGCCGCAGCCAAGCGCAGAAAGATTTGGAGGCGGTGCAGTCCGCGATCCGCACCCTCTTGGCAGGTGGCTCCACCAAGGAGTACCGCATCGGTAACCGCTCGATCAAGCGCTACGACTTGGCCGAGCTGCTGCAGCTTGAGGCCAAGCTCAAGGCTGATGTTGCCAGGGAGAACCAGGCGGAGATGATTGCGAATGGCCTGGGCAATCCCAGGAATATGTTTGTCCGCTTCAACGCCTAAACCATGGGACTGCGTACTCGTCTGCTCAACGCCCTGGGTTTCGGCAAGCAAAAACCCCAGGCCCGCCGCGCCTACCAGGGTGCAATGATCAGCCGCCTGACGGCGGATTGGCTTGCGACGCAGACCAGCGCCGACGCAGAGATTCGCACCTCCCTGCGCAAGCTGCGCGACCGCTCCAGGGAGCTGGTACGCAACAACCCCTACGCCCGACAAGCGAAGCGCACCACGCAGATCAACGTGATCGGCACTGGGGTGCAGATGCAATCCCAGGTGATGCAACTGCGCGGCAACAAGCGCGACGACAAGATCAACAGCCTTGTGGAGAGCAAGTGGTCGGTGTGGTGCCGGCGTGAGCACTGCGACGTTGCAGGCCGCCACAGCTTCCAGGAGATGGAGTGGCTCGCCGCAGGTGCCCTCCCAGAGAGCGGCGAGGCGCTATTTCGTATCATCCGCCGCCCATTCGGCAACAGCAAAGTCCCCCTGGCCATACAGATCCTGGAAGCCGATCTCCTGGACGAGGAGTACCAGGGTGGAACGCTATCCCCTGGGAATGAGTGGCGTAACGGCGTCGAGGTGAACGAGTGGGGCCGTCCGGTCCGCTACGCCATCCTGACCCGCCATCCAGGGGATTACTGGTTCCAGAACACGGCACAACGCGCCGAGAAGCACATCTTCTTGGACGCGGGGGATGTCATCCACCTCTTCCTACCTGAACGGCCCAACCAGAACCGAGGCGTCCCCTGGTTCCATAGCGTCATGGCCGACGCCCATCAGCTCCAGGGCTACGAAGAGGCAGCGGTGATCCGCGCCCGTGCCGGCGCCTCGTTGATGGGCTTCATTACCAACAACGAAGGTGAACTCCTAGCCGACGCCGTGGAAAACAACCAGCGCATCAGCGAGTTTGAGCCTGGAACGTTCAAATACCTCAACCCAGGGGAAAGCGTGACGGTGCCAAACATCGACTCGCCGGACCAGCAGTTTGAGATGTTCGTGCGCAACAAGGTGCGCCGTTTCGCCTCTGGCTTCGGATGCTCCTACGAGACGCTGAGCCGCGACTTCTCCGAGACCAACTACTCCTCCTCGCGCCTCAGCCTCCTAGAGGACCGCGAGCACTGGCGCGTCGTTCAGAACTACCTGATCGAGAACTTCCACACCAGGGTGTTCCGCGAGTGGCTTGCGCTTGCTGTCCTCTCCGGTGAACTGCCCTTCCAGGACTACGAGTTGCGGCCTGAGCGTTACGACACCCCCAAGTGGCTCACCAGGGGCTGGAGTTGGGTTGATCCCTTGAAGGAAGTGAAGGCGTACCGCGAGGCAGAGCAGGCGGGCTACATGACCAAGGCGCAGATCATTGCGCAGACGGGTGGCGGCGATTACGACGACAACATCGCTGAACTCGCCAGGGAGCAACGCCTAGCCCAAGAGGCAGGTGTAAACCTAGATGCCGATCTCCTGGGGAATGTTGCACAAGCTCAGGACGCTAGTGTTACTGAAACCCCCCAGGGTGGAGATAACGCTCCTCCAAGTCGCAGCCGTAGGAAGTCATGACTCAGGACACACCACAGCTCCAAGACCAGGAGCTGGAGGCCACCCAGGACCAGGACCAAGACACCCAGGCGGAACCGCAGGAGCAGGAACGCGCCTTGGATGCTGCCGATAGCCCCCAGGTGCGGCAGTACCAGCGCACCGAGGCCACCACGTTCCGCTCCCTGGATGACCTGAGCTTTGAGTTCCCCTTCTCCTCGGAGTACCCGGTGGCCCGGTACTTCGGGAATGAGGTGCTGAGCCACGAAGAGCAGGCGCCCAACCTGAGCCGCCTCAACGATGGCGCACCTCTCCTGTTCAACCATGACCCCAACCGTGTCGTTGGTGTGGTGGAACGTGCCTGGGTGGACGGCAAGAAGAAGCGCGGCTACGCCAAGGTGCGCTTCTCGCGTAATAGCTTCGCCCAGGAGGTGCTGAGCGATGTGCGCGACGGCATTTTGCGCGGCATCAGCTTCGGCTATTCCATCGACCAGATGGAAGAACGCCAGGGTGACTTTGTGGCGACGCAATGGTCACCTTACGAGGTAAGCGTTGTGTCTATCCCTGCTGATCCTACAATCGGAATTGGCAGGTCACTTGTCACTTCCGAGGAAGCAGAACAAGTGAACGAAAACCAGGCGGCCGACGCCGCATCACCCACCCCTGAACCTCAGATGGAAAAGACTCCTGATCTGGAGGTGATTCGGTCCAAGGCCGCCGAGGCCGAGCGTACCCGTATCGCCGCCATCACCGCTCTGGGCGAGAAGCACCAGATGCAATCCCTGGCCCGTGAACTCGTCGATGGTGGCAACACCCTGGATGAGGCGCGTGCTGCTGTCCTTGAGAAACTCGGCCAAAAGCCCGTGGAACAACCGATTCGCTCCGCCGACATCACCACCAACGATGTGGGCCTCAGCCAGAAGGAAGTCAAGCGCTTCAGCTTTGTCAAGGCGCTGAACTACCTGGCCAACCCTGGTGATGCCTCTGCCCGCCGTGCGGCTGAGTTTGAGATCGAGGTGGGCAAAGCTGCCGCCGATCAGTACGAGCGCTCCAGCAACGGCATCGTCGTCCCCAACGAAGTGCTGCGCCGCGATCTGGTGGTGGGCACCCCCACCGCTGGTGGCAACCTGGTCGCCGACGAGCTGCTCAGCGGTTCGTTCATCGACCTGCTGCGCAACCGCCTGGCGCTGGCTCAGGCCGGCGTGACCATGCTGACCGGCCTGCAGGGCAACATCAGCATCCCCCGGCAGACTTCGGCCAGCACCGCCTACTGGGTGGGTGAGAACGTGGCGCCGAGCGAGAGCCAGCAGGCGATCGATCAGGTGAACATGACGCCCAAGACGGTGGCGGCATTTGTGGACTATTCGCGTCGTCTGCTGCTGCAAAGCACCATCGACGTTGAGGGCATGATCCGCAATGATCTGACCCGCGTCCTGGCCCTGGAGATCGACCGCGCCGCCATCTACGGCACCGGTTCCAGCAACCAGCCCCTGGGTCTCGTCAACACCACGGGTATTGGCAGCCAGACCATCACCACCTACGGCACCTTTGCCGAGTACATCGGCATGGAAACCGATGTGGCAGCGGCCAACGCTGATGCTGGCGCCATGCGTTACATCATCAACGCCTCCGCCCGTGGCGCCCTGAAGAGCACCAGCATCGTCGGCACCGAAGCCCGCTTCGTGTACGAGAACGATGAGATCAACGGCTATCCGGTGATCGTCTCCAACCAGCTCCTCAACAACGATGCGCTGTTTGGCGACTTCTCCATGATGATCATGGGCATGTGGAGCGGCCTGGATCTGATGGTGGACCCCTATGCGGGCGCCACCGCCGGCACCGTCCGCGTGATCGCTCACCAGGATCTGGACGTTGCAGTGAAGCAGCCTGCTGCCTTCTGCTACGGCACCTGATCTGAGTAGTCATGCACGTTGAAATCCTCCGCAACGTGATGATCAACGGGGAGTCCATCTCGGTGGGCTCCCTGCTTGAACTCAACGTTGCCGATGCCAATCTCCTGGTTGGTACGGGCAAAGCCAAGGTGGTAGACGCGCCTGCGCCTCCTGCCCCCGAGGAGCCCGCCCCCCAGGAAGCGCCTGCTCCCCGCACACGGCGCAGCAAGTCTCCCACTTCCCCCCAGGAGTAAATCATGGCCATCCTTTCCACGGGCCTGAGCAAGCTGTCGCACCTTGCTTTTGCCCCCACCGCAGCCCGCACCGCTAACCTCAACGGCACCGCCGTTGACATGCAGGAGTACGAGGGCGACGTGATCGTCATCCTTGATGTCGAGAACGGCGGCACCTCCACCCTGGATGTGAAACTGCAGTCCAGCGACACCGAGGGCGGCAGCTACAGCGATGTCACCACGGTCTTCAGCCGTGGCGGCGTTGAGCAAGCCTCGGGTGCCGTCTCGTTCGCCCAGGTCTCCACCTCCGCCTCTAAGCAGTACCTTGTCTTCCCCAAGGGCGCTGCTAAGCGTTGGATCAAGGCAGTGTCCACCACCTCGACCTCGACCCACACCTACAGCATCAATGCTGTGGCCGCCAAGAAGTACGCCTGAGCGGCGTAAGCACAACTGAGCAGAGCCCAGGGAGACCTGGGCTTTTCTTATTTGCGCCCCTCTCCGACTAGGATGCGTGCATGGCTTTCACCGAAAACCTGGATCTATTCCTTGCCGATTTCGGTGTGACCGTGACGGCTGGTGCGACATCCGACCTGGGCATATTGGACATGCCTAGTGAGGTGGTTGCAGACGGCGTTGTACTAACAACGGACTACAAAGTCACCTGCAAAACTGCGCTGTTCGGCGCCTTGGTTTACGGCGATACCGTGGCAGTGGACGGGGTAAATTACACAGTCCGCGAGGTGATGCGCCTCGATGACGGTGCGTTTTGCGATCTGATGTTGATGCGCATCCCGC